CACGTCACTTCGGTGACAATCGATGACAGCACCGCTGACATCGACACCACCAACTTCGGTTCCTCTGGTGCGCATACCCGCATCGGTGGGCTCAAAGATGGTGGCATCACCATTGAGTTCCAACAGGACTACGCCGCCGGCAAGGTTGACTCCACACTGTGGAGCGCTCGAGGCACGGTCATCACATGCACCGTGAAGGCCACCTCGGCTGCGACTTCAGCCACCAACCCGCTGTACTCCGGTTCGTACCTTGTGACCGCCACCGGCGCTGGAGTCAAGGGCAAGGTGGGGGACCTTTCAACGACGAGCGTTACCTGGCCCCGCTCGGGCGACCTCACCCGCACCACCTCCTGATCCATGCCCGGCCTCTTCAAGCCTGGCGAACTGCGTCACCTTGTCGACGGCTGCAAAAAAGCGGCTAACACCATGCCCGACGCGACCCGTGCAGCTGCCGGGTCCGTCGGCATGGAGGTCAAGACCGCATGGCTTGGCGTTGCTGCCCGTCACGGTGCAAAGCTCGGCGCCAAGATCGGCCGGCGCAAGTGGAACGTCGGTTACGACGTCAAAGGTGGCACTGGTGCCACCACGCTGGTCTCGTATCGAGGCCCGATCCACTTGCTGTACATGCCGACCAAAGGGCACTTCATCGGCGCCAAGTTGCTTGGCACTCGCAGTTCGCTTCGCAAGAAATCGCAACGGCTCGGCATCGGCGCAGCGTTCTCGGATCGGTCCGCTTCCGGTGGTTTCAAAGCCAACCGTGGCGTGATTGGCAAGAAGCAGATCAAAGTCAATTACAACCAGTACGGCTCGGTGCGTCAGCAAGCAAAGACGGGGACGCTGCGCACTCGCAGCGGGGCTCATGCGCTCACCATCGGCGGCAACCTGCGCGCGTATGCCTTTCACCCTGGAACTCGAGGTGAGCAAAGCGCTTGGCCCGAGTCAAAAGCGGCAGCACAGCGGATCGCTCCTGCCGGTTATGGCCACGCAGTGCGTGGCGAGCTCGCTAAGTCCTTCGGCAAGCAGGCCGGCGGCGCATTGAAAGGAATACTGTGACTTCACCCTCAGGTCAGAACATCGCTAACCGGATCGCCGCAGGCGACTACGACGATCACCTTGGTGCTTTTCTAGAAGCGTTGCAGCTGCGATTCAGCGAAGGTGCTGCGTCAATGCGTTGGGTCATTCGATTCGATGGCTTGGAAGTTTCCGAAGACGACCTCACCCTTGATGAGGCATTCAAAATTGAGAAAGTCGCAGGCTGCACCTGGGGCGATATTGAGCCGATCCGCTCGGCGTCTCACTGCCGGGCGATTCTTGCTGTCTGCATGGCCGAGCGGATCAACCTGACCATGGAAGAGGTTGAAGCCCGTCTCAAGGCCATCAAAGTTGTTGAGCTCCTGAAGTCGATCAAGAGGGAACAGGTGTCGCCAGCCCCTTTGGATTCGGCCGCTTGAACGATTACCTGCGCGTCTTTGCTCGAGATATGCGTTGGCCCCCATCCGTTACCCGTCAGCAACGCCTCGGCGATCTGATGATGCTGCTCTCCTCAAAGGAGTGAACCATGGCTCTTGTTGAGCGGCTTGCAATTCTGATTACTGGTGACGCTTCGGGCGCCATCAATGAGATGAAGAAGGTGGCCACCGAGGCGGAGAAGAATGCCGCCAAGGCTGATGGCACCGTGTCAAAGTTTTCAGGTACGGCGACCAAGGTTGGCGCGGGCATGATTGCCGCCGGCGCAGGGCTTCTGGCGTTTGCCGTTTCTGGCGTGAGTGTGGCCGAAAACCTTGGCACCGAGGTTCGCAAACTTCAGCGCTACACAGGCATGACCGCCGAGGAAGCCTCCAAACTGGCAGCAGTCGCAAAGCACGTCAACGTGCCGGTCGACACGCTTGCCATGGGTCTTGGCAAGTTGTCCAAAGCAATGGAAGCAGGCTCCCCAGCGTTTCAGAATCTTGGCGTATCCGCTCGAGATTCGGATGGCAAACTTAAGTCGCTGGGTGCGTTCCTTCCCGAGCTGGCAGACAAGTTCAAAGATCTCCCCAACGGTCCAGAAAAAACCGCCACGGCATTGCAGTTGTTCGGTCGCAATGGCATGGAAATGATGCCGTTCCTGAACAAGGGCGCAGCCGGCATGAAGGAGCTCGGCGACGAGGCCGAGAAGATGGGCTTGGTGTTGTCTCAGGACAACGTCGATCAGATCATCAAGAGCAAAGAGGCTCACAAGAAACTTGCTGAAACCCTTGAAGGGTTGAAGACGCAGGTTGGCTTGCAGGTCATGCCAGTGCTGACCAGTTTTACCGAGATCCTTGGATCAATACCAGGACCAATTCAAGACATTCTTGTTCCACTGGTGACCTTCGGTGGTGTCGCTCTTATCGGCTTTGGCGCTGTCGGAATGCTGGTCGGAGCCTTGAGCAATCTCGGCCCGATGTTCAACACGGTCAAAACTGCCGTGGCTACCTTTTCCCTTGAGCTTGGCCCAATCGGCTGGACGATGCTTGCTGTTGGCGCAGCCGTTGCTGTCGCCACTGCGGCCATTGGGATTTTCGGTGATTCAAACAAGGTGAACGCACAAAATGTTGCGGATTTCACGACCATGTTGAATGGTGAAGCCGCAGCCCTTGACGATTCAATACGCACCAAAGCCGCCCATGTTCTTGCGGACAAAAACCTCTCCCAAGCATTCATTGATTCGAAGGTTTCGTCCGATGATTTCATTGCTTCAATCAAGGATGGCGGAACCGCCCTCAAGGAATACGCAACACAGGTAAAGGACAATGGCTCGAACTCCCTTGAAGCAAGCAGGGACTACGGCTACCTAACCGATTCACAGAAGAAATATGTGGACGGAGTCCGATCATCGTATGAACAGGGGAACATCTCTCTTCAGACCATGAAGGACTTGATTTCGCAGGCTGGCAATATGTCAGCGGAATATGGAAAAGCAAAAACTTCCACCGATGCTCTCAAGTCTTCAACAGAAGAACTAAATCCGCCGGTCAAGGATTTAGCGGGTGCTCAAAGCGCAGCAGCAAGCGCCACCGCCGATCACGTTCAAGCAGCCAAAGACCTTGATGCGCAGCTTCACGCCACCTTCGATCCGATGGAAAAGTCGGTGTCGGCGACTCGGGCCCAGGCGCGAGCGCAGCAGGATCAAGAAAAGGCAACTCGAGATGTCACTGCCGCTCAAATAGCGCTGACTGATGCTCAAGCCACAGGCGACCAGACCAAGATCGCCGAAGCCACCGACAACTTGACCAGCGCGCAGCGCCGGCTTGAGGATTCCAACAGCACGCTGCTGCAAGCCACCGCCGATCAGGAAGTGGCCTTCACCAATCTTCGCGGCGAGCTTGAGCAGCACCCTGAGAAGTTCGGTGACGCCATCAAGAAAATTGATGACTGGGCGGTTTCGGGCAAGATCACTACAACTCAAGCCGAAGCGATGAAGACGCAGCTGTATCTGGCAGCGCTTGAGGCTCAGAACTTCCCGGATCATGTGAACCTCAAGTTCAACATTGAGACATGGGAAGCGGCCGAGCAGATCTCCGATCTTGATCGTCGCGTTCAAGTACTGAATCAACTGGCGCACTCCACCGAGGGCGACTTCTTCAGAACTCATCACAAAGATCAGAACGGCAACTGGGTCGAGAACGCTTCGGGCGGTTTCCTCCCAGCCGGGCGCATGTCCCTTGTCGGCGAGCACGGCCCCGAGCTTTTCATTCCTTCAAGCTCCGGTTCGGTGGTCAACGCACTGTCGACCTCACACGCCATGGCCGGCGGTGGTGGTGGGAACACGATGACGGTGAACATCACGATGCCTCCTGGCACCGATGGTGCCGATGTCGTGGAAGCGATCCGCAGGTTTGAGCGCATGAATGGCACTGGCTGGAGGAACTGATGGGCACGACAGGTTGGGGTGGCGCAGTCACCCTGTACGTCGAGGCTGATCTGTCCCGGCCGGTGTCGTTCGTTGGTCCACCGCCGGCCCCGTCGGGGCTCACGCAGTGGGATGAGGACACTTGGGATTCGGCCACCGCACAGTGGACCGGTTACGGACCTGAGTGGACCGACATCACCCAGTGGGTGACTTCGGTGCAAACCTCGCACCAGTTCTCTCGTCAGACAAACAAGTACAACACGGCGACCGCCTCAATCAGCTTGTCAAACATTGACGGTCGGTTCTCGCCAACGAACACTGCGAGCCCGTACCGAGACGGTGCATCCACCACAATCGGTGTGTTGCGTCAGATTCGTGTGCGGGCAAAGTACACGACGGGCGGCACCACCTTTTCGTGGGTGTTGTTTACCGGGCTCATCCAGTCGTGGGATTTGAAGTATCCCGAGATGGGTTACGACGCCACCGTGGATGTCTCCGCCGTTGGCATTGAGTCGCGACTGGCGCAGTGGCGGGGTCTTGCTCGCACCGCTGCAGGTGCCGGCGAACTGTCTGGCGCTCGAATCAATCGCATCTTGGACGCTGCTAGGTGGACCGGTCCTCGAGACATTGACGACGGCAGCTGCACTTTGCAAGCGACAACGCTTGAAGGTGACGCAACGGCGTTGCTGCAGATCACTTCGGATTCCGAGGGCGGTTACTTCTACGTCCGGCCCGATGGCACTGCCGCTTTCGATGCCATCAACGCTCAGGTTGAAAAGGGGCGACTGGCGAACCTTGTGACGTTTGCCGATCAGGCGTCCGATGCGACTGCGACCCGAGTTGTGTTTCAAGACGTCTCCTATTCCTACAACGGTGACCTGGTCACCAACGTCGTGGAATACCAATCGGTTGGTGGCGCCGTCCAGCAAGTGACCGCAGAGCAATCCCGAGCGTTGTACGGCGATCGGTTGAACAGCCGCTCTGATCTTCTAAACGAGTCCGATGCGACAGTGCGCCGCTTGGCAGCCCGTCAGATTGACGTGTTCCAAAACCCCGAGTTTCGCATTGAGTCGTTGACGGTTTCACCGTTGGCATCGCAGAACGCCTCGTATGCGGACAGCACATCAGGTGGCACGGTGTTCGCGTATCTCGCTTCGGGCCAAATCGGGCTTCGAGGTGGCGCACGCATAACGCACACGCCGGTGCATGAATCCACGCAGATCTCGCAGCTGTCGTTCATCGAGGGCGTTATGCACTCAATCACTCCCGACAACTGGCTGACCACCATCAACTTCTCGTCGGCGGCTGCGTACGAGAACGTCGGGCAGGCACTGTTCGACGGCACCGATTCACAGGCCGGCTATTTCGATCTAACCCGCTGGGGCTGGTAGCCCCCTCACAGCCCGGGAGGGTTCATGCCGTACACACAGGTCACCAGCGGTGGTTACATCACCAGCGACTGGGCGAACACGTATGTCAACAACCAGGTTGTTGCGACGTACTCGTCAACAACCGATCGCAACACCAACGGCCCCGGCACTCCCACCGCTGGGATGCTATCGGTGCTGACCACCAACACGGTCACCGAAGGTTTGTACGAATACACCTCAGCTGGTGTGTGGCGTCTGCCGTGGAATATGCCGTGGGGCAACGTGACGATCTCGGCGACGCCTGGTGCGTTGCCTTCGCTGACAACTTCGCAGGTCAATTCGTCGGCGTTCACATGGTCGGCAATCAACCATCGCAACTATCTGGTGACAGTCACGGCCGAACTTTCAAACCTCTCGGCAGTCAATACCGTCACCACGCTGTTCGTCGAAAACTCGGCCGGCACAGACATCAAGAACCCACTGATTCGCTGGACCCCCCGCAACGCCAACGATCAGATCAGCTCCACCGGCTCGTTCGTCTACGCCTCAACAGCCACCAGCACGCAAACTTGGAATCTGGCGGCAACCACTACCGCTGGGTCAACGGGCCAGACCATCACGCCCTATTCGGTGATCATCACTGACATCGGCCCGTCTGGTGCGCCGGCCTAATGGATCTGGACTCCATCCCGTTCGTCGCCGCCCGCAACTGGACGGCTCGAACCGGCACGCCTCGCCTCATTGTCATTCACTCCATGGAATGCCCGTTGGAGCGTGGGCGGGCTCGCTCGGTTGCCCAGTGGTTTTCCGGCCCGACCTCACCGCAGGCATCGGCGCATTACATGGTCGATCCGGGCGAGGTTGTGTGCGGTGTCAAGCCACCGAACGAGGCGTGGCATGTTGGAAACGCCAACACCTATCTTGGTTCGGCTTCCATTGGCATTGAGCAGACCGGCTACGCCGAGTTCAGCCGTGACGACTGGTTGACCGCCGACGGGTCAGCGCAACTGGATCTGCTGGTGGATCTTGTCGGGTCGCTCTGCGACCGTTACGGAATACCGAAACAGTGGCTCGAGGCCGACGGGCTCGCCGCTCGTCAACCCGGCATCACTTCTCACCGGCTGTGCTCCGAATCGGGCATTGGAACTGACCATTGGGATCCCGGCTTCAGCTGGCCCGTCGACGAGTTCATGGCCCGCCTAACCGGCACGCCGAAACCGCCCGCACCAACCACCACCTATCTCCCACAGGATGACGACGACATGATTGACCGCTACTTCATGCGAGCCTCCAACGACCTCGCCGTGTACCTCGTCTCCCCTGGACTCGGTTGGCGCTGGCATGTCCCCGCCGGCCAAATGGCCTCCATTGCTTTCGTGCTCGGGCTCAACAAGGGCAAGATCCTCGCCCCACCCAGCAACGTCAAGATCGACATCGTGGAAGGCCAGAAAGTCTGGGTCTGCTCGCCGGACTTCCTCAACGCAATCCCCGCTGCGTAATGCTCGCCACCATTGAGTGGACGCCGATCTTGGCTGCTGCCACCGCAGGTCTTCTTGCCTTGTCCGGCACTGTCTGGCAGTCACGCAAGACTCGCAACCTCAACAGCCTTGAGCACGGTGAGAACGCGCAGCGGCTCACACGCATCGAGGGCAAGATTGACGCCACCGCCGACGAGGTCGGCAAGGTCTCCGATCGCCTAGATCGACACCTCACCGATCACACGTCTCGGCGCCGATGGAGTCGACGCTGACAATGGAGGCGGAGATGACAGGGCCCCGAACGCACCTCATCATCCCCGACTGTCAGGTCAAGCCCGGAGTTCCAACCGAACACATTGGCTGGGTCGGGCAACTCATCGTCGACCTCCGCCGAACCGTCACCGACATCATCTGCCTCGGCGACTTCGCTGACATGGAATCACTTAGCGCGTATGACCGGGGCAAGCGCCAGTTCGAAGGCCGGCGTTACGTCAACGACATCGCCGCCGCCAACGAAGCCTTTGACCTGCTGTGCTACCCCCTTGAGCAGCACAACGCCAAGATGCGCTTCCAGCATGAGCCGCTGTACAGGCCAACGCTGCAGCTGCTCCTTGGCAACCATGAGAACCGCATCACCCGAGCCGTTGACGACGACGCCAAACTTGAAGGCGTCATCAGCACCGACGATCTCAACTACGCCGCCCACGGTTTTACCGTGCACGACTTCCTCGCCCCCGTCACCATCGACGGGCTCGTGTACAGCCACTACTTCTACAACCACGGCAATGGGCGCTCGCTTTCGGGCAACATCGAAACCCGCCTCAAAACCGTTGGTCACTCGTTCGTTCAAGGCCACCAGCAAGGCATCGCCTGGGGCCAACGAATGGTGCTCGGCAAGCCCCACATGGGCCTCGTCGCCGGGTCGTTCTACCAACACTCCGAAAGCTACCGAGGCCCACAAGCCGACGAGTGGCGCGGAGTTGTGATCATCCACAACGTCGAAGACGGCTTCGGTGACGTCGAGCTTGTCTCCATGGACCGGCTCTGTCGCATGTACGAGGGCACGTCCTATTCGCAGTTCGCTCAACGCAGGGAGAACCAATGAGCAGTCCCGCCACTTACCCGCTGACCGTTCGCATCGGCGACACCGAGACCGTTTCGGTGACCTTGCAGGACTCGGCCGGCGCCGCCATCAACATCAGCGGCCGCACCTACGCCGCCCAGATCCGAGCGACCGCCGATGCCGCCTCGCCGCTGGCCACGTTTACCTGCTCGATCACCAGCGCTGCCGCTGGCACGTTCGCTTGCACGCTGTCGGCGGCGACGACCGCAGCGCTGTCCACCGGTGTCGGTGTTTGGGATCTTGCCGAAACCAACGGCGCCACCGTCACCACGCTCCTCGCCGGCCCCGTGCAGATCAACCAGGACGTGACCCGATGAGCGTCGCGCTGACGATCAACGTCGGCAGCTCAATCACTGTGCAGGCGCGCGATCCGAAGATTGTCGCCGTCGGCGTGTCCGGGCCTGCTGGCCCTGCGAACTCGCTCGCCATCGGCACCGTGACGA